GGGGATAGGTTAGCAAAAAGTTTTGCTCATATATTAGATGGTTTGCTTCCGTCCGTTATACCTGTGGACGTTCGCTCTGGTGAACTTGAAGCCAGTCGCTTTGCCCGTGGTTTTGTAAATGGTCTCAACTTAGAAGAGACTGTTGGTATTTCATCTGTGGATAGAATGAAGAGAGAAAGAGAACTGTCTTCGGAATTAGCTCGTGCTTTTACAGGCATTACCGAAATGCCCATTGAACCAACTGGTTTAAAGTTCAGAGGTTACGAGCTTGCTGAAGCTAGAAAAAATGCAAACAATATATTTACAGCGGTTTCAAACAGAGCTAACGCAACACCACAAGATTTCATAAACGCATATAGAGCGGCTAACGAGGCAAACTTTAAAGTCCAACGAGAACTTTACAACGTCATTCAAGACATGAAGACCCTTGGCTTGAGCGACAGACAAATTAGAAAGCAGTTGAAAGCAGCAAGAATCAGTGGTTCTGGTTTAAGCAAAGTACGCAGAGGAAAGTTTGACCCTGTAGATATTAGTCAAACTGTTAACAAAAATATCCGTGACAATGAATTAAGATCCGTATTTCCACGGAAAGAACTTCTCGCTATTAGAAAAGAGTATCGCAACAAACCTCTGGCGGTGGAAACAAAAGAACCTCAACCTGAAGCATCAGTCGAGCCAGTACAACAACAATCAGTTGCAGCAACCGCAACTCCTCCGGCGGTAGCGCAAGCGGGGGCCGCTCCTGCCCAAACAACGGCGGCTCCCGCACCTACTTCACAACCACAGAGCAGTGGTGGTATACTTCCATTACTTTCCGGCGGCAATCCAATCGATGCGCTGAAGAACTTACAGATTTTCCAGAGGACACAACAATGAAATCAGCAACCATAGATCAGCTACGTCAGGAGCTTGCCTCCGACGAGGGCTGCAAGTACGAAATATATTTGGACCACCTAAATTTACCAACTTTTGGAATTGGTCACCTTATTAAGAAAGACGACCCTGAGTACGGCAAACCTGTTGGTACAGTCATAGAACAGGAACGTGTGGACAACGTGTTTAAGTTGGACATCGCTGTTACACTTGAGGACTGTCACCGTCTGTACCCAGACTGGAATGACCTGCCAGAAGAGTGCCAGCTTATCATTGCAAACATGATGTTCAACCTGGGGTATCCCCGCTTGTCAAAGTTTGTCGGAATGAAGGCAGGGGTAGACGCACGAGACTTCAATGAAGCAGCCGATCAGATGGTAGACTCGAAGTGGTATACGCAGGTGCCGAACCGCGCACGTCGTTTGGTAACACGCATGAGGGCACAGGCAGATGGAGAGTAAAGAACACTGCTCACCCCGCTGCCCACGGTGTCAGGGCAATCTGAAGACAGTTTATGTACACGGACACGAACAATGTGTTACATGTGGTCAGATAGTTGATGACTGCTGTCAAGGAGAAGTAGCATGCGAACCAAGAACCCAGTCGCAAGAAGCCTGAAACTACGACGATTCAAGCTCAAAATAGTCAAACCCCGCAAAGGTAAGGGGTCTTACACAAGGAAGGGCAAGTCCCTTCCTTTTTCTATGTGCTTGTTTTTAC